ATTTAGAGCACAGTTCAGAGGAGTAAGAGATAGAGCTTTTTTCTTATATAGACTTGCTAAATTATATGCTTAAATATAGAATCCCTCAGATTGTTACGTTGACCCAATACAAGTTGTGCAAATGTTGTGCAAATTAGAAATAAGAAAACCGCAATCGTTTGATAGCTAAACGTTTGCGGTTTTAACTTGTGATTCCGCTGCGATTCGAACGCAGGACCCACGCCTTAGAAGGGCGTTGAGAAAAATATAGCTATAATTCTGAATATCAGATGTTCGCAAGAATTTATTTTTAGAAAGATGGTTCGTTTTTTCGGTTACTCTACTTAAACATTCCACCTCGACCGGTAAGTATCCAGTCTGCCGAGATTCCGTAATCAAGCACTAGGTAAGTTATCCACTCCGGTTTTAAAACGCTTGCTTCCGGTTGATTCCTGACTGTATTTATATTCCAATAATTTATATTGTGAGCTTTTGTAAATGTAAGAAGCCCACGCATTTGTCTCTGTGCTTTAAGCATATCTATTGCTTCAAAGAAACGTTTGGTTACTGCTATTCCTTCTTTTGATATATTCATGATTATTTGTTTTTCAAATACAAAACAAAAGTAAGAAAAAAAAGTAATAAGCAAAATAATAAAAGGAAATAAATTGAATTACGAAGTAAATTGCTATTTTTGCAGTATATCTAGCATTGTTATGGGCAATTGGAGTGAAAAACAAGAGATAAAGTGAGAAGAACGAGGAAAGAGAGGAAAACGGAGAAAAGCCAATCTATCCGACTATCAATCTTAATCGTTTTGAAAAACTTCATACTGGCAGGCTAGTCCGCGCCCTAAAAGGACATCGTGGCAATATTATGTATGCGTAGATAAATACATAATTACGAGCCGAACCGAGCTCATGTCATGTACTATCTACGTAGTTGCTTATAAAGCATGATAAATAATAATATTAATCAATAATTTATTATAAAATGGAGAATACAAGAATTACACTTTATGTTGGAATTGCCTATCATTTGATCTGTTCATTATTTATGGGAGCAGTTATAGGACAAACTAATGATATAGGAAATTTCGGAAAATATGCCTTCGCTTTATGCATAGCAATCGGTATGTGGCATAGCATACTATTATGGTTACGTTGTTTAGACGAAAAAGATTAACTAAAAATTATACAGTTATGACAGACAAAATAATTTGGTTAGACGGACGTACAATTACAATTAGTAGTGAAGAGGCTTTCAGAAGACAATATGAAGTTTATACTGATAAAGGTCTTGAATGTCGAATGGAAATTGGTGATGCAGAATTTGCCTGACACGCCAATTGTTGGATGGAATTATAAACAGAAAACCAGCGCTGTAAAGACTGGCACCTGAGTTTAGCTCTTCTAAAAGGAAGGAAAGGAGAAGGACAAGATTAGGAGGGAAAAGCTTGCTGAGTATTTCTTTGACTTGTCGAAACTTTCTTTTGCCGGGCTTGTTATAGGTGTTGTAATACCATTGTATTCAAATTTGGAAGACGAAAATGATTGGTATTCTATATGTACAGGAATTATATTAACAATAATATCCGCATCTTTTGCGAATAAGATTTTAAAATGATATGAACGCATTAGGGTTTATTTTTACGGTAGGTATTTGTGTTGTCGGTGGTATATATCTATCTATAGACTTTTACTAAGCCTGGAAAAAATGGTTGAAAAACCTGTAGCTTATTTTATTGGAAAAATGATATAGAATGTTTGCTGAAATTATTTGAAAAACAAATATTATAGAATTGATTAAGTAAATAATGACTAGAGCTGTATGCTGAAATGTTGTATATCATTTGTTCTAAGTATATATCAACCGCTTGGATAATCGTAATAAACCACAGAAAAACAGAATAGTATTAAAAACTGGTTACTTGATAACATCAAAATAGCAATGGTATGTTAAATCTTCATCTTATATATAACTTTTTGTATAAACAGTTTGTAAATGGTACTATTTTTAGTACCTTTGTATAAACGAATAATTATGGGTACAAAGGAAAAACTAATAGAACGCATTTTGTCATGCCCAAAGGATTTTACTTATGATGAAGCAAAACGCCTATTCGGGATTTTTGGATATAAGGAAAGTAACAAAGGTGCGACATCTGGTTCTCGTGTTGAGTTTATAGGATCAGATGAAGAAGCTCCTTTCATTTTGCATAAACCACATCCCGGAAGCATTTTGAAATCGTATGTTGTAAAAGGAATAGTCGAGCATATAAAGAAAAACAATTTGATTGAGAAATATAAACAATCTAAAATAAAGTAATTATGGGACTCTTAAAATACAAAGGATATTCCGGTTCTGTGGAATACAGCCCGGAAGACAATTGCTTGTTTGGTAAAGTGCAAGGATTGAGAAAAGCATCAATTCTTTATGAAGGGAGGTCTGTTGATGAGGTTCGTAAGGACTTTGAGGAGTCTATAGACTTCTATCTTGAAAGCTGTAAAGAAAGAGAGGTACAACCGGAAAAACCTTATAGTGGGAAGTTGAATCTCCGTATGTCTCCAGACTTACATTCTCGTGTAGCTGCTTTTGCATCTAGCACCGGCACGACAATCAATGAGTTTATCAATAAAGCCATATCTAAAGAACTTGAACACGAGATGGCTTTATAAAATGACATATATATGATGCAGGTATATTTGCTTTTGGAATATTAATGGCAATTGCCGTTGCTTTTTGGATTTACACTGAGACTCCTTTTGGGAAAAGATGGATCAAGAGTCTGTAGTTGGTCGTGGTTGTTTTTAAAACTTCGATTATAACTAGGGGGACGAAGTATGAGTGGAGTTGTTATTTATATACAATAAAAGCCCCGAATGAAAGAGACTGGGGCTTTTATTGTTTGTTCTCCATAAATGTGTTTTTATGTGAGTCTTGGGAGATAAACTATTAGTATATCCTTCGAATCCAACGTTCACTATCTTTGAGTCCCCACTGTATATGCCATTTTCGTCCATTCATTGTATCAAGTAACATGAATTGGTACATATTCTTTGTCGGATATAGTTCAAAATGACTATTAGACCAAGATAAATCATCGCTATTTATAGTAAATGAACCTTCTTCAGAGCGTTTTAACGACCATTGGACCTGTTCTATTCTCCCAGTCCATGTGTCTAACTGTAATAATGTATAAATATTTTCTGTTGGATATAATTTATATCTCTCTTTTAGATGGACTGTATTTAGTTCAATATCTTCTAACAAGTTATTATTTAATTGCAAAAGGGTATCTAACTTTGCAAGAATTGAATCTTGTGCTGTGATAGATTTATGTTTAGGTATAAGTTTGCAGGTATCTGACTTTGCAAGAATTGAATCTTGTGTCATGTTACTATGTGAATCAGTTTTTTGATTAGAGGTGTTTTGCGACATAGTTGCTATTATTGGTAGACAGACAGCTAATAGAAGTACAATTTTTTTCATAAGTTTTATTTTTGCTTCTTTAATAAGTATTGTTCTCTTTGCCTTTTCGCTATATTGAAGGCGTTTTTTATCTCGTCTGAATAATTCCGGATGTCTTCCACAGATTGTATTTGGCTCCATTTGTACCCACATCTGTTTTCCGTAGTAAAGCATATTCGTTTGCTGTATGGCTTTAATGATATGCGGCACACCCACCAACATTCGTATTTTGTCCAAATTAGCAGGTATCCTTTAAAGTTTGTATACGATACTTCACCTTGTTCCCCGATAAGTTCTCTGACGATATTGTACGCATCATGTTTTTCTTGCGTCATGGCGTCGTTTGTCTCTTTATCTATTGGAGTAGTATCTGCCATGTCGGTTTGTTTGGCTGCGATATTCAACCTGTCTGAAATTATGTCGTCAATGATAGAAGCGATTGATTTCTTTACGATTGGTCTGTATTGTTCCACCAACTTTGGGGTTGATTTGCCGTCATTCAGATTACGTACGAAGTATCTAACGAACTCATCACTCGGTTGCTTGAAAATCTGTTCCATCATATTTTTAACCTGTATGGTAGCCTGTAACTCCTGTGCAGTACTTAGAATCTCGGATTCATTGTAGTATGATTTGTGGAACTTCTTCATTCGCTCGATATCGCTGTCTGACAAATCAAGCAAATTCACTATCAGGAACGGTTTTTCATCCATGATATTTCTTTTGTTGAGGTCTGTGTAGAATCTGTATTCTATGCCATTTGTAAGTACACCAAAACGGGCATTTGAAGCAGCGTAATACTTGGATAGTTGCGTGCCATGCACATCTAATCTCTGATTGCAGTGTTTACATTCAATCAGTAAAATCGGATCACCGTCTTTCATGATGGCATAGTCGATTTTATCTCCTCTTTGAGTGAGGTCACAATCCATTTCCGGGATAACTTCGAATGGGTCGAATACATCGTAGCCCAGCATTGCAATCATTGGCATGATAAACGCGTTTTTGGTTGCTTCTTCTGTTTGGATCGACCCCTTTTGTTTCCTTATTTTGTCTGCAAGTTGCAGAATGTTGTCTTTGAAATCCATATTTAATTATTATAAGCTATTTATAAATTCGGTTGCTTCGTTCTGTTCAGCTCCGGTGTATTCCATATATTCCCTTACAGCTTGCTCTGTGTACCCACGGGATTTTAAGACGTTCCACTTCTTTATGTTCCGCTGGTATTCTTCGCTGTTTTCATCTATGGCAGGACGTTTTTTCTTTGGCGGTTGTGCAAGTGTGTTATCCTTTTTGATTTCGGTCGTGACTGCTACAGCCTTTATTTTGTCTTTACTTTTTGGGTCGTTATGTTGCAGATTTGATTCTTTCAGTTTCAACGCTATTGTTTTTAGCAGCGCCAATACTTCGCTGTTTTGCTTTTCGTACATCGCTTTGATATCCGCCACATTATTGGTCATATTCCATACCTTGAAAAACAAGATTATCTGCAATATTCCGAACACCAAACAAACGATTGTTAGAATTAATGTAAATATTTCCATAGTACATTATAATTAATGATTAATATTCAATTTCATTCATACATCTTTTCCATTAAAGACAGCAGCCTATCCACCTGTTCCTGCGCTTTCGCGGTAAGCTTTTGTTGCTCAATCAAACTTTCCAGTGCTCTTTCTAATGCACTTGTCGCATTCACGTTATTACCGTTTCCTGCTACTGATGTACCGTGATGCCCACTGATGGATTGGTTCACCGTTTTATCGGATGAAGGGTTGAGCATTTCTCCCTCTCCTGTAAGGAGCCAGTCTGTATTTAGTTCTGGGTAGTTTTTGGATATTCGACTAAGCACATCTGCTCCTATGCCACTTGATATATTTCTTATATATGAACTTGATACTCCGATAGAGGCTTGAAAACGCCTCTGTGTTAGCCTTTTATAGGCTATGAACTCCAAAAATCTATCTTTTATATTCATAATTTAATCTGTAATAAATGTTAATAACAGGTATTTGGTGGTTAGATTTCTACCCATTTTTAAATATTATATCTACATTTGCAACACAAAAATAAGAAAACAAATTAACAAATTACATTTATGGTAAATAAAAAAATAAAAATGATGCCTGTTATTAGAGCATTGGAGAAAGATAAATCGGTTGATTTTCCAATAGAAAAGATGCTTTCTGTAAAATCTATTTGTACGAGTATATCAACGGTTACGGGGATGGTATTTACTACATCAATAAATAGAGAGGAAAAAATAATCACAGTGACCAGATTGAAGTAAAGTTACAATAGGTTGGCTAGGAGAGGGTTCTGAAAATACAAGCTACTGAATTAAATATTCTTAGAGGTGTAATGATATAAAAATGATTTTTTATGCTGAATGAAAACGTTCTAAAGATTGTATTAAACAACAAGACATTCGGGCGTGACGAAGCGGCCGATATTGTTGGTGGGTTATCAAAGCTCATTGATTTGATAAGCAAAGGTAAAATTCGTGCCGAGAAAAGGACGCAAAAGCAAAACGGAAAGTGGTTTTGTAATGCTTATGATGTATTGAAGCATGCTTCTTTAAAATATTGATTATTTGAAAGTCAAATAGTTATATAAAGTTAAGCTGCTGATTTTAAATGTTTTAACGTTTTGCATTCAAAGTAAAAATAGTTAACTTTATATCAAATAAAAGAATTAATAATCAATAAGTTATGAAACGAAGTTCTATAATTTTCACTTGGGTTCTATCATTTATTACGATGGTTTTATTTTCGGAAGAAACTAATGTGATATTCTATCTGTCTTTCGTAGTGTTTCTTTTTATGTCGCTTTGCGTAAAGACGTGTGATAAGGAGCCTGAAGATGAAAAACCTGTTAATGATAAATACCATGAATAGTCAGATAAGAATGCGCCTTGAAGATCTGCACATTGAACTAGATGCAGTGAATAGAATGACTGAAAATCAAGTGGTATCATTATACAACTGTGATTATAAGCAAGAGGTTGTGAATCTTATTCAAGAAGACATAGCTTTAGCAGAGAAGGAGCTGCGTGATTATGAAGATGATGAATTCGAGACGGAGCGAGACAATTTATGTCGATCTCTTGGAATTTCGAGATATTGTTAAACTTTAAAATATTGAGCAATGGAAGAAAAGAATCAAGTAACTGAGTTGCAAATTATTCAAGCTAAACAGGCAGCAGAATTTGCAATGACACCTGTAGGACAGACTGTCAAACAATTTGAAGTTATGCAACGCATGGCAAAAATGTACACCGAAAGTACTATCGTCCCGGATACCTATAAAGGGAACATCGGGAACTGCGTTATTGCATTGGATATGGCTATGAGAATGGGATGTAACCCTTTGATGTGTATGCAAAATCTTTATATCGTACATGGCAATCCAGCTTTTAGCAGTAAATTTCTGATAGCGACAATCAACGCAAGCGGACGTTTTTCCCCACTTCGTTATGAATTTAAGGGAGAGGAAGGTACTTTGGAATATGGATGTCGCTGCATTGCCTATGAGTCATCCGATAAAGAACATAAAGAACCGCTTCATGGTGATTGGATAACTATTGGGATGGCGGACAAAGAGGGCTGGATAAAGAAGAACGGCTCAAAATGGCAATCAATGCCCAGTCAAATGCTTCGCTATCGTGCTGCTGCTTTTTGGCAACGTGTATATTGCCCGGAGATTTCAATGGGATTAATAACCAAAGAAGAAGCTGATGATATTCAGGATGCAGAGTATGAAGAAATCCCGGATAAAGGTACGAAAAACAAGCTTGCCGAGATTGCTGCAAAAGCCGCAGGTGTCAAAGAGCAGCCCCAACCGGAGCAACCTGCAAACCAAACTCAAGATTACGCGAATAATAAACCTGCCCGAAAATCATTATTGTAATGGAAGCACAACATTCTATAGAATGGTTCCGCAAGCGGCTCGGTAATTTCACCGGGTCGCAGGTCGGACTGCTAATGAAAAAAGGAAGAACTGATTACTTCTCCGATACAGCCAAAACTTATATTTATCAAGTTGCATCAGAAAGGGATATGAATCCTGAAGTTGTCAATGATGATGTCGAGTTTGAGAAATATTTGCATCAGGTCTGCATTAATACCAAATCCATGCAATGGGGAACAGATCAGGAAGAAAATGCCAGAGAACTGTATGAGAGAATCACAGGTCGACATATTGTTGAAACAGGGTCATGTAAGCATCCTACTATAGAGTATTTCGCAAGTAGCCCTGATGGCTATTATTATGATGAAGAAACCGGTGAAAAAGGCTGTTTGGAAATCAAATGCCCGATTCAAAGTACTTTCATGAAGTATAGAAGCGAAATATACGACAACGAATCGCTGCTTGATACCAAACCTGAATATTTCTACCAGTGTATGGCTCACATGATGTGTACTGGTGCGCAATGGACTGATTTTGTTGTTTACAATCCTTTCCAAAATACTCCTATTCATATTGTAAAGATAATACCGGATGAAATGGTATTTGCAGAAATGGAGAAACGCATCTGTGTTGCTAATGATGTTGTAAAAGAACTAATTGATATGGATGATGAAATTGGATATTACAATGAAACCAGATATTATAATCAAACGACTTGATAACGGATGCTTTGATGTCCACGTCGATAACAAAAGCACAGATCAATTGTCGTTTGATGAAATGCTTGGGGTTGTCACACAATTGACCGTCCCTGATAACAAAAGATGCCTACAATGGCTTAAAACAAAAGAGCAGCATGAAGCTTTCAGAAAATAGAAACTTTAAAACAGAACAATGAATACACAAATAGCAATCCAAGAAAGCGATCTGGAACTGGTCGTAAGTGAAAAGACGTTAGGTAGTCTTACTACCAACGCAATTCAGATCAGGGATATGGTGAAATCAGCCCTGCCAATGTATGATATTACCAATTATAACGATGAGAATATCGACCAAGCGAAGAAAGACAAGGCTGCTCTTAACAAGGCAGCGAAAGCCCTCAACGCCAAACGTCTTGAAATTGAGAAGGAGTTTATGAAACCTTTTGGAGAATTCAAGGAAGTAGTAAATGAAACGGTAAAACTCATCGGTGAATGCTCCGCTAAGATTGATACGGTAGTAAAACAGAATGAGCAGCAATACAAGGACAAGAAGAAAGTCACTATCAAAACTTACTTCGATGGTCTGAATGTTAACCTTTTAGATTTCAATAAGGTTTTCAAATCGGAATGGCTTAACAAGTCAGCCAGTATGAAATCTGTTTGCTCTGACGTTGATGCTATATTTGCTAAGGTAGAAAACGAGCTATCTACATTGAAAGGTTTTGGTGAAGATTTCGATGTCCTTCGCACCTATTACATGGATACACTCAATATCGCATCCACTATACAGTATGCCAATCGCCTGAAGGAACAGCGTGAGCGTGCCAAAGCAGCAGAGGAAGCACGGAGCAAGGTCGAACAGGAAAGAAAAGCCGCTGAAGAAGCACGAATGAAAGAGGAGACAGAACGAGCCAAGCAGAATCCAGTCAATCCGTTTGCAAGAATCTGTCAGCAGGTCACCAATGAACCACCTGCCTTTGTCGAGCAAGCCAAAGTCCAGGAACCGGAACTTCTTACGAGAACTTTTACTGTTACCACAACTCGTGAAAATATAATCGCTCTTGGCGACTTCATGAATGACAATAATATTGATTTCGACAAGATTGAACTTGCAGATACCCTATGCAATACAGATTTGAATTCCATTGTTAGAATGCTTGAATATGGTGCAAATCTGATAGACAAAACCGCTACTAAACCTTGCGAAGCAGATAAGGCAAGGCAATTCAGAAACATGATAAAGAAAATTCAAAAGAAAATAGAACAATGAAAATTACGATCAACAAACCAACCGAATTTGAGGCAGTCTACTTGAAAGTAGATGCAGGTGTCCGTTATTGGGAGGATGCAAGAGTAAACGGAATAAGAGACGTTGATTTACACGAAAACAAAGGTATAGGCAAGCCTCTTATGCCTTGTGCCGTACAAATAAAAGAAGAGCCTGATTATAATATATATTCAGATCATTACCGTTGGCGACCTATTATAGCGATTGAAACAGGACGAATAGTCAACTGGATGCAAGGAATAACTGCTAATGTCCACTACAAAGTGTGTGATGATTTTATATGTGATATTATTGATGAAGATGACATTGCTATTGCTTCTTATGACGGCTATGTGCCGAAAATCATGTGCCCGGCAGAGGATGGATATGGTGACTATATCATTATGAATATTGATGAAAACGGATTTATTCAAGGATGGAATAAAGAATTAATTGAGAAACTTATAAAAGAAGAGGAGGATTGATAATGAGTGAAATGGAAAGACATATTGGCAAAATTAAGAAAGTCGATTTGAATAATTATACTGTCGAAGGGTGGTGTGAACAGAAATGCAAGACTCTTAAAATAGAGTTAGGGGCATATTATAAGACTTATAAAGAAGCATTGTTAAATGATCCCTATCCAGCTATTGTGATTGAGGTCAACGATGTTCTTTGGGAGGTCATTGAGGACAAGGAAGAAGAGGATACACAGGACATTTCAATCCTTACTCCTAACAATGACGGGACGTACAGCTACATTATGCAATTTTACAATGGTGGAACATGTTTAAATGAAATGCTTGAAGATAGTATCAAAAATTTAAAGGAGGATTAATTATGGCAATGCATACATGGTTTGAGTGCAAGATCCGTTATGAGAAAGTAATGGAAAACGGAATGCAAAAGAAAGTTATGGAACCTTATCTGGTTGACGCACTCAGCTTTACAGAAGCAGAGGCACGAATCATCGAGGAAATGACTCCGTTTATCTCCGGAGAATTTACCGTTTCGGACATTAAACGTGCCAACTACAGCGAACTGTTCCCATGCGAAGACGAAGCTGCCGACCGTTGGTTCAAGTGCAAGCTGGTTTTCATCACATTGGACGAGAAAAGCGGTGCTGAAAAAAAGACTTCCACTCAAGTACTAGTACAAGCTGCCGACTTGCGTGACGCAGTGAAGAGATTGGACGAAGGTATGAAAGGTACAATGGCTGACTATCAAATTGCATCGGTAGCGGAAACTGCCATTATGGATGTATATCCGTACAGCGCAGAAGTATCAATGTCAGATACTATTAGCGAAAACGCCAACTCTCCCGTTGTGCGTAACTTCATCCAATCCCTTCCAGAAGGCTGCAAAACAACCATTACCGTAGGAGGAAAGCAGGTTGTAGTTGACAAGACCGGGAAAGACACAGTAGTAACCCCACAAAACAAAGAAAGCGATGACATACGAGGAGATGATTAAACTTGCATCCAAAGCTAAATCACGTAAGAAACCAACGAACGATGAGCATAAGATGCAATGCGCTTGCGTGAAGTGGTTTAGATTGGAATACCCCAAGCTGAAAGATATGCTGTTTGCTGTTCCGAACGCTGCCAGAAGAAGTGCAAGAAACGGAGAATACATGAAGGATGAAGGGATGCTTCCCGGTGTTGCCGATCTAATTCTTTTAAAAAGCAATCGCTTCTATGGAGCTTTGTGTGTGGAAATGAAAAAGCCGGATAAATACCAAAGACCGGTGCAAAAAGAATGGCAGAAAGAGTGTGAAGCTGCCGGGAACAAATACGTAGTCTGCCGGTCTTTGGATGAATTTATGAAAGTCGTAACAGATTACTTAAATGACATATAATCATGGAACAGGAAATTAAGGAAATAAGCGATTATCTGAATATTACTTGCTCTAATAACCCGCAAGAAATTCAGGAGCGCATATCGACAATAATGGTATATATGATGCGTACAGGAGAAATGCTTGCAGATGCAAAGAAAATGCTTCGCAGAAAAAAGTCAGATGAAATACAGAATACCATTATTCAGATCGCCAAAGAAAACTGTCTTTCTGCAAAAATACAGAATGCCCTGCTTGAAAGTATCGCGGAAGATGAAGCGTTCTTGGTTGACCGGTTGGATAGGCTTAACGCCTCGTGTGTACACCAACTTGATGCTCTTCGTACGCTTTTAAGTTTTGAGAAGGAATCGTTAAGACTTAATAAGGCAGGATACTGATAAACAATGTTTAAACTGTTGATATTCAGAAATATACTTATTGTAATTTCATAATAAAAAGTTAACTTTACAATATATAAATAACTGATTGTCAAATAATAGGCATAATGAAAAAGGATACAAAAAGAAAATCATTTGTCTTCTATATTGAATGGCAGGAAGTGCTGATGGAATATCCTGCGGAGGTCAGACTTGAAGTGTACGATGCAATTATTGAGTATGCTGCATCGGGGACACTGTCGGAGCTGAAACCGTTGGCTAAAATGGCATTTTCTTTTATAAAGAAGCAAATAGACTCTAATAATGATAAGTATAATTGCCTTGTTGAAAAAAGGAGTGAAGCAGGAAGGAAAGGAATGGCAAACCGGTATGGGACTCCTGTAACAAATCTAACACATGATAACAAAGGTAACACAAGTTGTCAAGATGTAACAAATCTAACAAGCGGTAACAACGCTAACTATAATGAGCCTGATAATGATCCTGATAATAATTCTCTCTCTAGTGCGCAAGCGCGAGAAGAATTTCCTCCACCGGATATTTTCGATAAACCTTTGAAGGAATGTTACAATGAACTTGCATTGAATGTATCGTGGATAGAACCATTTGTTATGAATATCCGTTCTGCCGGACATATGGAATTTACCGTTGAAACATTTCACGAATGTTTGAAGCGTTTTTTTGTAAAATTGCAAAACGAGGGAGAGATCCAAAAATCCCCTAAAGATGCCATGTCACATTTTTCGAGATGGCTTGATATTGACCTTAAAAAGCAAGAAGATGACAAACGAAGAGCAAAAGCTTTCAGCCCAACTGCAACAAATCCAACTGGAAAAGTCGTTCGCTGCGAAGCTAAAACAGGAACAGATATACAATCTTGTGGAACGGCACAGAAAGACTATTCGTCAAGATTTTGAATATGATTTGACGAATCCGAATGAATTCTATGCCCATCGGAATTTGATAAAATCTCTTGGGAATAATTATATGGGGCGTGAATTCAGAGAGTTTGAAGTGGACAAGAACAACTCGAAAGTGTTGTCTTTCCTGCTTTACTATTTCAATGGTTGTCGGTATGCAGAGCAGGTTTTCCCGGATGAAGATTATAAAATTCATAAAAACCTGTTACTTGTCGGGAAGCCTGGTACTGGTAAAACTATGCTTATGCAGATTTTTTCTGATTATTTACGGCTGACTCATAATCCGAATACTTTTGAAAATCTATCAGTTACTCAAATGATGAACTATTACAAGATGAATGGTCATATTGACAGGCATACATTTAATGAAGGACAGTCAAAAGGGTTTAAGCCGGAACCGTTTAATATCTGTTTGAATGATATTGGGGTGGAAACGGAGGATCAGAAAAGTTATGGTACTAGCCTTAACAGTGTGATAGATGAATTTTTATATGCAAGATATGAGATTTATCAGCAATTTGGTAAGATGTATCACATAACCAGCAATCTTGATGCAGATGAATTCAAAAAGCGTTTTGTAAATCGCCTTGTTGACCGGTTCAAGAGTTTTAATGTAATTCCATTGCTTGGAAATTCACGTAGAAAATAGGCAGTTATACTAAGTTAAAGCATGAAATTATAAAATTAGATTATTTGTATTTCAAATAAAAATAAAGTATCTTTACAATACTAAAAGAAACCAATAATACTAACAATAAGAAGATAAGAGCAATGAACTTGATAGATTTAAACGAACAAAAAATAATTGATAATATCACAGAAGGTTATCCCGTTACTGTTATCCGGGAAGATGGTTATAAATATATCATCAGTATGGGACGTAAACACGGAAAAGAGGTTTATTCATATCAGTTTGGAAGAGTAAAAAAAGATTTTGATTCTTTTAATGGTATAGTAAATGCGCTTTCTCTCCTTGAATTCAAAGAAGTTATTTTTTAACCATATAAATTTTTATTCCACTAAATACGCATGATTATGACAAAGCAAGAACTTGAAAACAACATGACTAAGGTAACAGGCATACCGGTTGAAATAACAGTCAGAGGTAAACGCTCTTTTACTTTCTCTTTTGAGGGTAAAAATGAAACAGCAGCAAAGAAGATACAACAATACTTTGCGCCTGTATCGCTTGAATATGACTACGATGAAGAATGTGATTATACTTGTTTATATATGAATTTATAATAAACCATGTTAGTAGGAACAACAAATCTTAATACTACCCTCAACTTAACCTATGTGTTGACAGCTGTCGTAGAAACCCTTCTCTATGATTTGAGAAGTGAAATGGGGAAGCAAGGCTATGAGTTGCGCCACGATGCAAAACGCAATTTCAACACAGCTATAGCTTCTATTTGTAAATTGAAACAGGACATTGACAAAACCCAGTTCTCCACACAGGAGAACTTTGGAAACGACTCCGATTGCCTTCTTGCGTTTATCAGATTGTTGGTAGACCGGTGCGGAGACGATGATAAGAAGATGTTCGAGTTTTATAATTACATCAAGCGGTTCCCTTCACAGCTTGGGTTGGAGCTGGCTGATGAGAAGAGTGTGTTTGCGCATATATTTGATAATTGATATTCATAACAAGAACAAGAAATGAAGCAAAGTAAATTGACTCACGGCTCCCTGTTTAGTGGTATTGGCGGTTTTGAATTAGGTGCCGAAATGGCAGGAATTGACACTTTGTGGAATTGTGAGATAGAAAAATTTCAAGGTGAAATATTAAAAACAAATTTCCTCATGCAGAAAGATTCACAGATATTACAAAAACAACCGGACTCCGATATGTGGACATCATTAGTGGAGGATTTCCGTGTCAAGACATCAGTGTTGCCGGAAAACGTGAAGGTATTAAGGGAAAGCGCTCGGGGTTGTGGAGTGAGATGTACCGAATTATATGGGAAGTTAGACCTAAATACGTCATCATTGAAAATTCGCCAGCTCTCACTATTTCCGGTCTCGAACAAGTCCTATGCGACCTTTCCAAAATCGGGTATAATGCGGAATGGCAATGTATATCAAACTACGCTTTTGGATACCCACACAAAAGGGAAAGACTTTATCTTATTGCCTACCCCAACAAAATCGGATTACAAGGCGACGTTTGCAAATGTGGAAGCATTAACTCGATATTTAAACAGTGGACATCAGATACGAGTGTCGGATATACTTGCGCAAAAAGGATTCTTGAAATCCCAGCGCATAGCACTGTTAGAAATGATGATGGGTTTCCCGATTGGTCACACAGAGTTGGAAGTATCGGCAATGCGGTAAATCCAACAGTGGCAAAATATTTATTTGAATGTATTAAGATTTTCGATAAACAATTAGCGTAAAACAGAACAGAAATGAATACAACCTTTGAAAAGTCAGCTAATACCACTGACGAATGGTACACGCCAAAGGAAATTATAGACGCATTGGGAAAGTTCGATTTAGATCCATGTGCTCCGGTTAACCCACTTTGGCAAACAGCAGAAATCATGTACAACAAGAATCAGGATGGATTAACTAAAAAATGGATAGGTCGGGTTTGGCTAAATCCTCCTTATTCCCGTCCGCTTATAGAACAGTTTGTTAAGCGTTTGGCAGAGCATGGAAACGGAATTGCATTACTTTTCAACCGTTGCGATTCAAAGATGTTTCAAGATGTAATATTCGAGAAGGCAACAGCGATGAAGTTTCTACGTAACCGGATTCGTTTCTTTCGTCCAGATGGTACTCGCGGAGATTCTCCCGGTTGTGGTAGTATCCTAATCGCTTTCGGTGAAGAGAATGCAGAGATATTAAGAACCTGTGATATCGCAGGTAAGTATGTTAGAATCAATTAGAGTAAAACAAATCAGAAAGGAACTAATATATGCCAATAAGTGAAATTTATAATTGCGACAGGATGGAGTTTTTATCTAAGTTTCCTGACAAGTACTTTGACCTTATAATTGATGACCCTCCCTATGGAATTGGAGAAGACGGTTCAAAGAATAGCTCTCGAGGTAAAATTGCTATCTCAAAATCGTATATTGCTTATTCAGGAAATGATAGTGATGCACCTCCCGAAGAATATTTTCAAGAACTTATAAGAGTTTCTAAAAATCAAATAATTTTTGGAGCAAACCACTTTATAAGCCGAATCCCGATTGATAGCCATTGTTGGATAGTTTGGGACAAGGATAATGGAGCAAATGATTTTGCAGATTGTGAACTTGCTTGGACATCTTTTCAAACGGCTGTTAGAAAATTCAAATACAGATGGCATGGTATGCTTCAGGAGAATATGAAAAACAAAGAAGTTCGTATTCATCCAAATCAAAAGCCTGTTGCATTGTATGGTTGGCTACTTAACAATTACGCAACCCCCGGTTATAAGATTGGAAGTCCCCACATGGGGAGTCAAAGCGATAGAATTGCAGCGTATAAACTTGGTTTTGATTTTTGGGGCTGTGATAATGACGAACACTACTTCAAAACTGGAGATGAAAGATTTCGCTCCGAATGCTTTGGAGAAACTAAAACGAGTAAAGGAATATTAATTCAGCCAAGTTTATTTGGCGTATAACAAGAACAGATATGAAACAGACATTAGAAGAAGCTGCAAAAGAAGAGCTTATATCAAGCTATGCAATAATAGTAGAAGGTGAATTAGCCTATCAGAGACAGGTTATGTTCAATATGTTCCGAAAAGGTGCTGAATGGCAGGCGAAGCAATCAATTGAGGTTCTTTCCTCTGTTTTAGAAAACTGGGTACATGGCGGTGATGCTGATTGTATCATTGCGGAGTTTGAAGAACTTTTAAACAAATGATACTATGAAAGAGATTTGGAAAGATATAGACGGCTTGTTTGGGTATCAAGTTAGCAATCTTGGGCGTGTTAGAAGTTTTTTTAGTAGATGGGGAAAACGAAAATATCCCAAAATAATGAAAGGTTCTATAGACTCTCATGGATATGTACAAGTAACGATTAGGATAAATGGGAAAAGCAAACTAATGTTAGTCCATAGACTTGTAGCAAAAACATTTATACCAAATCCCTTAAACTTGGAAATGGTCAATCATAAAGACGAAAACCCCTTAAACAATAATATTGATAACTTAGAATGGTGCACACGGTCTTATAATAACTCTTACGGGCACGCAACTGACAGCTATAGAAAAATGATTTGTTGTATATGTGGAGATACAGCATACATTTTCAATTCAATAAAAGAAGCTTCAACTAAAATGCATATTCCTACAACGTCCATTTTCAATTCGTTAAAAAGGTGTTCACCTATGGTTAGTAGGGGGTTAACATTTTATTATGTTAACAAAGAAAATATCCCATCTTTCAATGAAATACTGGAAGCCAACAGAGATGTACTAGAACGGATTAAGGAGAAAGGAGATTGACTAATGAGATTTATATTAATTATACTTATGATAACCATGTTATTATCTTGTAAAGATAATATAGCTGGTCCTTTAAAAGGTGGAACGATTATTACTGTTAAAGGAGACACTATTAAGTTTTATGGAGGAACGTTGACTTATAGCGGATTTGGCACTAGAAGTATTAGGGATATTGCAATTAATGATTTAAAGGAGAAAGGAGATTGATTATGTATGTAGCAAGAGACAAAGACGGTGATTTGTATCTTTATAAAGATCATCCCATAAAGTGCTCGGAAAGTTGGCAACCATCCAAAACGTCGAATGATTGGATTAAACTTTATCCCTCTTTATTCCCCGAAGTAAAGTGGGAAGATGAAGAGCCGACAGAAGTTAAATTGGTAAAGAAGGAGAAATAACGATGAAATCAAAACAAGTATTATCAGTTGAACAAATGAAACATTTACAGGAGATTGGACTTGAATTAAGAAATACAAGTATGCTCTTGTGGTACAAACAAATGCTTGGTAAAATACCTATTTCAGATTGGGAATTATCGGTTTGGCGTGAAAGCCTATTTAGTGAAAATCATGTATACCCTGCTTACACTTTGCAGGATATTCTCGATAAGCTGCCTTGTTTTATAGGCAATGAAGTGCTGACCATCCAAAAACTTGCAGATAGCTATACATGCTTGTATATGGAACCTTATTCTAGGTCAATGATAAATATTACAGAAAGTAAAGAACTTATTGATGCAGTCTACGATATGCTGTGTTGGTGCATTGAAAACGGATATGTTAAAGTTGGAAAGGAGGAATAACAATGGATTACTTATTAAAAGTGCTATTTTCAATAACAATAACAATGCTATTTGTACAATTAGGACTAACAATAGCATTAAATTGGGATGAAGAATCTAGGAATAACCAAAAGCTAGACAAGTATGTAAAAATATTTGGTGCTTTTACATTAGGAACAATTGGATTATCCTTCCTTGTGTTAATTCTTAAAGTTATATGGATTGATTAAATTTTAGCAACTATGGGATTTACAACACCGTGCTTTATACGCAAAAATACACCGGAACTTCGGAAGAAGCTAGAAGAATTAAGATACAACCATCCTACTGATGTAATTGAAGATGAAAGGTTTTGTATTGCTACATCACCAGCTAACTGCAATTATCATATTATTAAAGGGGCTTTTGATGATACAAATCCTCATTACACATGGAATTATGCTGGAAGAATTGATTGCGGAACCAACGAAGAACTTTTCTTGGCTATCGCTGCATTAAGGGATGATACAAATGAAAATCAGTGGTTTATTTGCGATGTAAATCATTGGGATAGATCGGACAATGGAGAAGCAACAGTTTATGCTGAAATAGGAGAATGGATTTTTTTGTAAATCCAATGACGATGATTGTGCACGAGATAATCATTATCACAAGGCTACCGTAGAAGAGCTAATCGAACACTTTAAGGAAAAGGAGGAATAACCATGCCAACAATACTAAAAGAAACTTATCCAACAGCCAAGAAAGAGCATATATGTGAGTTTTGTGGCTATAAGATACAGCCGGGACAAAAATATGTTCGCCAGACAAATGTATATGACGGAGTCGTGTATGACTTTATCACACATCAAGAATGTAAGGAAGTTGCCCATGAATTGAGAATGTACGATGATTGTGATGACAATGGATTATGCGGAGAACAGTTTAGGGAAGAATTGGACTCATACGTATACGCCAATCATTACGATGATGAAGCGGATGATATTTGTTCTGATTGGCAGTTATCTCACTATGAGATAGCGAAAAAGGTATTGAAAGAACTTAAAAATGAATAGTCATGACCGAAGAATTTGTAACATTAGAGACAGCAAAGATTCTGAAAGAGAAAGGGTTTAATGAGCCATATTCGCTTGCTATTAATGTTGAAGATAGCAGACAATATACGACCAGTAGAACAAATAGTGAGTTACCGATAAAAGTATGTACCTAACCGCCACAATCCATCGCCCAAAAATGGATACGTGAAACCAAGGACCTACATATTTCCATCATTAGAAACGCTTGCGGCTATGGCTATGATATATGCAAAGCTGATAATGGCACTCATATAACCGATGGAATATTTAAAGGTCCTAACGATGGTGGTCAGTGGGACACCTATGAAGAAACATTGGAAGTTGGAATACAAGAAGCATTAAAACTTATATGATTATGGAGAATGTCAATTTGAACGAACTGCGTAACCGTGCTTATAAAACCGCCTGCGAGCATGGATTTCATGATACAGAACTGAGCAATGAACACCTTATTTGCCTTGTTATATCTGAACTGATGGAAGCTGTAGAAGCTGACAGAAGAGGAAAACAGCCCAATGTAATGCAATTCGAGAGGGGTATCTCATATCCTATGAACGATTTCAAGAAGGTGTATGATTATTGTATTAAAGGCACTGTAGCCGAAGAACTTTCCGATGCTGTTATCCGTTTGCTCGATTTGGCTGGGCTTCGCAACCTCAATCTTAATAGGTTTGCACTTGTAAATGTAGTGTCTAAAAAGAAAACATTTACTGAAAATATCTATGCCATCGTAAAAGATATAATGAATTATAAATATTCATTGGAAGAGCAGGTTAATTATGCGATTACACAGGTGTTTGTCTTGGCTGATATGCTGGGTATAGAGCTGTTTTGGTATATCGAGCAGAAAATGAGATATAACGAATTACGAGAAAACAAACATGGGAAAAGATATTAATTATGAATAAGTTAGAATGCATCGCTATTATTGATTTCTGCTACTGGCGATTAGAAGTCCTCAATAAACAGCTTCCCAAACCCAAGTCCAACATAGAGGTATTGGTTGACAAAACATGTGGATATAATGAAGCAGAAGAAGTTAAAAAGGAATGTATTAAGCTCATTGAACAGATCATAGAAAACAAGAAAGCTATCGGTGCTGATTATTCTGGAGATAGAGAGTTTCTTGATAAATTGAAAAGCAAAGAAGTGTCTGAATGATTTTACTGTGTTATTGTTCTACTTCGTTAAACCTTGTTTAACTCATTGATAATCAGGTGCTTAAATTTGTATATATCACTAATAATCAGTATCTTAGCTATATAAAAGAAAAGCAAAGTATAACAATTAAAAGATATACGATTATGGCAACAAAGAATATCATCAGAGAAGTAAGTTACAAAGGTCACGCAATAACAATGTTTGAAGATGGCTTTCATCAAAAATTTGTAATCATAGATAATGATGAATCAAAGCTGTATGATAGCATTGCAGATGCAAAGAGAGTTATTAGAGGCGAGCAACCTTATTACAAAATAAACTAAGTTTAACTAGCAGGGTGAAAGCCCTGCGCAACAGAAAAGAATATGACTAAGAAAGAATTAATTGCAGCACTTGCAAATGTAAATGATGACGCGGTGGTATTGTTTGGCACGAAAGAAATTCAGTTTTTCGGTGCATTTGCTACACAGGTATATATTAACTGGGATAGTAATGAGGTTCTTATAGCCAATAAGCACACAGATGCCACAACACCAGTTTACTGCGAGTTATTACATGAGGATAAAACGCATTAACATAAATCGGCAGGGCGAAAGCCCTGCGCAATATAGAAGATTATGAATACAAAAGAAATAGAAATTGGTTTGAGATACAGAGTGTCAGGTGATTTATCTAACGGACACTATGCAGATGGTACACCATGTATAATACATGAAGATGTAGTAAGGGTAATCAAAAGAATTACAGAAACCCATATTATTTGCGAGTGCGGTCGTAGATTTATTATCAATGATAATCTCAAAATTGAGAAGTTCTAAGTTTAACCGGTAGCCTTCGGGCTACCACAATACACACAGCGATGAGAAAGTATGATTCAAAAGGCGAATTAGTAACAGAAGGCTACTTAGTACCTAATCCCAATTTCATCCCTAAAGGTGAATACAAAGCAACAGAACTGGACGAATATAAACGTAGCGTTGATTTTCTGATAACGAGTTGTAGCAGTAGGTATGAAATCATCTTCAACAAGCCTGTCGTTCTCAAAGAAACACGTTCTATCAAGCGTATTGGCAGTAATGAGCACTACGCATATCTAGTTACAGAAAAAGCCTTAGAGAGCTTGAAAAAGCAATATACGCACACTTGTGATTTTTGATACGAGTGAAGAAAGATTGAATGTAAGACTTTAAATATTGATTATTATGGGTGAAATAGCAGATAGTTTAATTAACGGTGAATTTGATTTTATCACAGGTGAATATTTAGGTGAAGCGGTTGGTTTTCCAAGAACGCGCTCTTATGGCAAGCATGAATACATGCAACCTGTTGAAAAGAAGCCTACCAGCAAGGCGAATGTCTGTATAACTAACATGTGCAAAGACAGAGGTTTCAGTAACCGTGAAAAGATTGAATTAGTAGCCAAATTCTTGTATGGCAAAGGTTACAAACAATTGCCTAATCTATTCCATCAGTATAAAATCATTCACAGCCAGTATAAGAATGATTTTAAAAAGTTTTTGGTTGAACAAGTAAAGCAAAGAAAGGATGAATAATATATTCACAATATGCTATTCAGAAGAAGAAGCAAATGAAATAGGTCACTTCATTTTGAGTAGAGGATACGAGGGTGTTCAAAATGATAGCTATAGATATTGTCGTGAAGCGATTTGGTGGGCTTTCAAAGAAGCTAGAAGGCATCATTCAAATTGCATCTACGTTGGCGTTGCAGGTTGTCAAATGACTGTATCAAAATCAAAGCGAGGTCTTAGACGACATGGTCTTAAATACATAGAGAAAAGGCGAATGTTTTACAAATTACTAAGTAAGTATTGATAAATGATTATGAACTCAATAAACAAAAACGGTTGCAGCGTATGCCAACCCGGTAAAGAGAATTACACTACCTACACTACCAAATTGAGAGGTAAGAGAGTGAGAATGTACCAGTACGACTACCGTACTGAAAGTAACGAGCTGTTTTCTTGTTGCGCACCTACCTTAGAGGCGTGTAGAGAGAAAAGGGATAAGTGGTTGAATGATAAAATTTGATAATATGTTGACATTGGCAGGAATACAGTTTAAAGAAAAAGAAATTGAGCAGGCGTTTGCCAAGAGAACACGTTTCATTGTCAAGTGGAAAACTATTTGGAAGATATGTTACTCACAAGCTCAAAGGCAATACTATGCTATAAAAGTGTATACATCAGAAGACAGTTATGTTTCTAAGGGACGCTTTTATTTTGTAAATGCTAGTAGAGCAAATGAAATGATTGGATCGGAAATACTCATAGATTAATGGAAACAAAGACTAATAAGGCGATATCTCTACTCCGTGCTGGAAATTTGAAAGAAGCACTATTAATCTTCCGCACCTTCCGCATTGGATTCACCAAAGAAGAACGCAGGACTTTACAGATTGCCAGCGAAAGTCTTTCCGGTAATTCCTTATTTTATCAGCAACTTGGCATTGATCCTGCTAAGGAGATTGAGAAAAGCAGGGCTATTCTCGCTTCAAAGTATCTGTAAATCATATAGTTAAACATAGTTTATGTGCCGAATATTTTGAGTGTAACATACTGATATTCAATATATTATTTGTATCTTTACATATCGAAAATAACAAATTAATTAATAAGAGCAATGAAAAAGATAGAAGTTGAAATTAGTTTAAGAGATGCGAGAAATGGTTATTGGAGAATAGAAGATAATCGCTTCCTTTCAGAGAATGGCGAATGGACTGCATCGAACATCTGGGAATCAAAAGAGTTTGAAGAAACAGAATTGGAAGAAATGGAACAAATGGAATCTTTGATTGAAGGTGTTCTTTCAGGTCTTGAATATGAAATTGCAATTGTTGAATTTTAAAACATAAATCAGTGAGTAAAATACAACGAATGACATCCGAGCTTAACCAGATATTACACTCTGACACCTATCAGTTCGAGATTGACACCGAAGATTTCGTCTTCGGATTCAAGAGCACCATAAAAAAGCGTACAAAAAATCTAGCGAAAGCTTTGAAGTTGGAACAAAAGGTGACAAAAGACTGTGGGCGTTTCCTGTCTGATACGGTTAGAATCGTATCTGTAAGAATATACAAGAATAGTGAGTTGAGAAAAGAACTTCATGCAAAGGAAATAACAGCAACGTATAACGGATAAAATATAGAGCAATGAAAACATTGGGTAAATTAACAAGTGAAGAAAGTTTTGCAATTCTTCATGAAATAGAAAAAAGAGAGTGTCCGTCTAACGAAAAGGACTTTTTCAAATGGAGACAAGAAAAAGATAAAGAACGAATGGAAGCTATCAAGAATCTTGTACCGAAACTTGGTCTAGGTTGTACAGTTTGCTATTACTCAGATAAGCGTGCAGCCACTGTAACCCAAATAGTATCACCATGCAAGATTGAGGTTACTTTCAATCAAACCAAGTGTATTGATTATTACGCTGGAGAGTACGAAATTTTGCCCGAACTTGAAGGCGGTGCAAAAGTATTCACTAAAAGAAGAAACGGATATTGGGTAGCAGAAGGACAGTCGTACAAAGACGGAGTGCTTCTTATGCTGCATTATCAGAATCATTATATAGATCCATCATTTTAAAATTAAGAGCAATGAAAGAAAAAGTAGCTATCTGCAAATCTCCATCAGGGACAACATACGGATACATCTATAAGAAAGATGGTTGTTTCGGATATTATATGTGTGGTTCATCAATACCCGAAAAGATTGGAAGTTTAGAAGATGTTGAGAATTACGTGAAAACAGATTGGGAACTGAATGTCAAAAGAATGGCGAAGTATAGAAATTTATAAATAATAAGAGCAATGAATACTTATCACAAATTCTGTCCAAATGTATTTTTGGCAAAGTGCACTGAAAAGCACGAAAAAGGAGAAGTTATCGAGGTAACCACCAAGTACGGTAAAGAGAACGAAAGTATCGTCTTTAATCTTGTATTTGAACGTGATGGATTTTTCTACTACTCAATCATTAGAGCTGACGGTTTCAATGTACAGGAATGGGCGAAGCAAAGAGCGGAACGCAGGCATGATTGGGCATCATCGGCTGCACAAAAGAGTAATGAGTATTTTCAGAAATCAAACAAACATCGGGATTTTCTTTCTTTAGGCGAGCCGATCAAAGTGGGACACCACAGCGAACGAGGGCATCGCAAGATGATAGATGATGCCTGGAATAACATGGGGAAAAGCGTTGAGTTTAGTGACAAAGCTGCCGAACATGAAAGAGTAGCCAAGTATTGGGAAAAACGTGCTGAAACTATCAATCTTTCAATGCCTGAAAGTATCGACTTCTACGAACATAAGTTGGAAGTAGCTAAAGAATACCATGAGGGTGTAAAGTCCGGTAAATATCCACGTTCACACTCTTATACTCTCACTTACGCCAAGAAAGCCGTAAATGAGGCACAGAAGAATTATGAACTTGCACTAAAGTTGTGGGGAGATGAAGAATAAAGTATACGTTT